GGGAAATATGCTGCGAGCTGCCAGGGAAAAGCTGCGGGCCTGGGAAGATTCGCTGCGCTGCCCAGGCGATTCACCGAACAATTGCTCGGCATTGCTGCTGCCGGCAGCCTGGGACAGAGCCCGATACCCCGAACAATTCATCGGGTTTCCCCTGGACGGCAGCCAGGGCAGCCCGACCCCGAACCCGAACAATTCACGCGCAGCCAGGCAAAAAAAGACCCCGAGCAGCAAAGCCCGAGGCCAATATACCCCGATAAACGGGAATCTGTGGGGATTTCCCCACCATCTCACCGCGCACACGGTGTTATATGAGGATTATTCCGCTTCTTCGCTATCACTAGCTATTTCAACGACATCTTTGGACGCTGGCGTTACGTCCTTCATCCTGCGCTCTGCCATTCTAGAAAACTCTGCAAGCTTTTCAAGGACTTCCTCACGGCCCATGACGCTAACATCCTCATGCATGACATGGCTTTTATTAACAAGTAGCCCAGTGGCCTTTAAACGCAGTTCTTCAGCCCGAATAGCCTCCCCGTATTTACCGACCTGCCACGCCTCATCCCTAATCTTCTTTAAGTCCCTCACAGATTTGTCCACAGTGACCCCGTAGCGCGTTCTGGCCTCTAAACGCATCTCCTCTAGCCGCTCCTGTACGATTGGGTTCCTGAGAAGCCTCACAGCGGCTACAGTGGCGTTTTTATATCCAGCCGCCCTAGCCGCTCCTGTCTGAGTTAAATCACCATTGAAGTATCCATCCAGAAACTTCTGCTGTTGTGGCTTCAATCGCTCCATCCCGACAGACGTTTGTTCCTTCGTTAAACTCTCTCCGACTTTAGGCATTTTCATTACTCCTAATAATTATTATACGGGGGGTTGGTTAGCACCCCCGTATATATATATATATACAAACCTTGCTAACCTTGCTAACCACAGGCCTTTTCAATGACTTAGCCTAGGTTAGGTGAGATTTTACTTTAAGACCTAACCTTGCTAACCTACCATGTTAAGTAATTGTTTTACAATAATAAAAAGGTTAGCACCCGATTTGGTTAGCTTGCTAACCTCCTAACTGCTAACCAGAACAAAATAAGAACGGCCCCTAAAGGCCGCCCCCACTTCCCTCCTCTTCAATGAATAATGCACCCCCTCCATTGCCCTCAAAATCCCGAGAAACAGTGACCCGAACAGGGTGGTCTATTGTTGGTATAAGGAGGTGAAAAACAGGAAAAGCGTCCCCGCCAAATTCATCCTCCTCCCACTCAAACCGAACAATTTTACCCCCGATTAGCTGGCTATAATGTTTAGTTAAGTCCATTTTAATCACCGCCTATCGCCAAGTTGGAAGAAAACAATACAACCAGCAACAGTTGATAAAGCGCCAATCATACCAAACGTCATCATTATAATGATAGCGATAGGGTCAAATAGTGATGGCAGGGTTGCCATGCTCAATAAGAACGTGACAACACCACTCAAGACCATGACCAGTGATAAGGCCTTAATCATTTCAGCACCCATCTTTCCAATGGTTACGATGACCATCCTCGTCTTTTTGGTATGTAAAGCCCAATTCATCAGACAATTTATTAAGAACGGTTTCCAATTTATCCACATCACTTAGATATAAATCATGCATATCATCAGCCCGTTGAGTTACCTCTCTCAAGATATTAAACTGTTCAAGGATAGTTAAACGCATTTCCTTAGTCAGCTTTTGGTTTCCATGAATACTCATTACGCAATCTCCATTCCTAATTCATTATCAACTTTATTTTGCTCATAACCAGCCCATCCAGCCGCGTCATATAACCAGCTAGTGTCTAGCCCGAAATCATTATATCCCTCTAGGATGGTATTAAAATACGGTGTAGAGGGAGCGTAGATGCCATCGCTGTTCATGGTATATGTCATGATACCAGCAATTTTCTGCTTACCATATAAGCGCGGAAAGCCCTCATAATGGTCTAGCGCAACCTCATCAGCGTCTTCGATTTCCCAGATACCAATAGGTAGCACCATATTAGCATCCTTGCTTTTCTGGATGTCAGCAACGCCGCGAAACACCAGTTCCCAGCCGTAAAGCATTGCGCTGCCGACCGCTCTTGCAGTAGGGCAACGATACTTCATTTGACCCTTATTAAGATTCGACCCGTAGGCCATATACAATTTACTCATAGTGAAGTCCCTTTCATGTTTCATTCACACTTTATGTTGACAAGATAGTAAATGATAGTATGGTTGTCAACAAGTAATGAAAACTTTTTCAGTATGGAGGTATATAAAAGATGTTTAACAGGATTGATATTACTCATCCTTATAGGTGTGACGGAGTTTTAGAGTCAGACTTTGATGATGAAAACTTCATGTTGTACTGCATTGATGTGAGTGAACCTTATCAAGGCAATAAGTATAAAGACTTTGGTAATTACATTCCGGTTGGAAAAGATAAGCATGAATATGAGGCAATGAAATGAAAAAGGTGAAACGAATCGACATGGCAATCCATGTGCAGGAGTTATGCGCCGCTAACTATATTAGCGTTGCATATCAGCCTTTATCGCAAAAGCACCCGAAATATTGGGCAAGGCGCGATGTAAGAAAAATTATGATTAGGCCGACAAAGAACACGGGATATTATGTTTCCGCGCTTCATGAGATTGGTCATATTGTTGGTAAGTTCCAAAACCGCTCACAGCTAACAAGAGAGCTATGGGCATGGGTATGGGCAAGGCAGAACGCTATTGTATGGACAGAGACCGCCGACAGGGTGATGGCGAGCGCTATGGAGAGCTATGGATGGCAGGACAAGCATAAAGCCCGATGGAACCAAATCTTTGGAGAGCAACAATGATTGAAGCCGCATTAGTATGTCTTGCGCTAAATGGATACCATGAAGCCAGAGACCAGCCGATTGTAGGGCAGATTGCTGTTGCTCAAGTTGTTATGAACAGGGTAGCGGACAGCAGATACCCCGATAATGCATGTGATGTTATTAAGCAGGGAGAGACTTATTCATGGACTAAGGACTTCCCTGTTCGCCACCGTTGTCAGTTTAGCTGGTACTGCGATGGCAAGTCCGACAAGCCTAAAGACCCCGATGCATATAATAAAGCTATGATGGTAGCTCACGGCGTTTTTTACGGGAATGTTTCGGATGTGGTTGAGGGTGCTACACACTATCACGCTCATTACGTTTTGCCCGACTGGGCAAAGACTAAAACAAGGACTGTCAGGATTGATAGTCATATTTTCTACAGATGGGAAAAATAATATTGATATTCTGTTTTTTTGTGGTATTATAATCGTCCACGGAAAACCAGTTAGTTACTTGTACACTTTTGTGGTGTTTGTGAACTAGGCGTAAGGAAGAGGCAACGCTCACCGTCTCTAAACCTTACGCCTTTTCACTTAGTATGATTTTGCCTTCGACATCTTCTCTGCCGAATAAGAATGGGTCAGTATCAATTGGCTCTGGCGGTGACATGTCACTCATCTTAGAAATCATTAGAGACCCGTTAGATACCGTCTGAACAAGAGGGTCATCTAGACGATGGTATCCATATAGCTTTTCTTCGTCTGGCACATTGCTGTCCATCAGAGGCGATGCTGGAGATACTTGTATCCTTATGCCTCTCGACATTGCAATGGCGCACCAGAACTCTACACAGGCGCGTCCAGCTTCTGCAAAGTGCAGATTGTGTTTATAACTGAAGTCGATGCCGTAGAAGTTTATCTTGCCCACCTTTTCCTTAATAGCAAACGCCACCGCATAGGCAACAGTATTATTGAAGTAGCTGAATGTTGTAGCAGCCACGACTTCCTCCAACGGATATTCAACGATTTCTGGAACTCTATCATCCAGGCAGCAGGAATAAATCGAACCTTTGTTCGGGGTTTGCAGCAAAAACTCCTGGGCAATACCCGTTTGATTCCCGGCTTTTATGTCATCCAGGAACCTTGCAGCCGGGTCCATCATAAATGTTCGGGTTACATGAATCACAGCGCCAACGGAATTGATGCCCCACACCTCGTCAAATTGTACGGAATTAAGACGGGACATAAGATAGTCCGACAGCGAGCCACCTAGCCCGAGTATCGCAATTGTTTTGCCTTCTAAGTTTCCCTCATTCATAACTAGCCTTTCTTTCTTTTCTTTTTTCGTTTCACATCCATTATTTCTACATCCCCAAGGTTATATCCTAGCCTGTCAAGCACACCTCCGACTCTGGACCTTGCTCTGTTTTCTGCAAGTTCAGCAGCTTCTTCTTCGTCACTTGCCAAAATATTAACAACTCTAGAGAACTCAGTAACCAAAGTTACTTCGTAAATTTCTGCGCCCGCCCTGCGAGATGTTTGAGTCTTTAGCCCATACTTATTATACTTCATATGATTATCCCTTTCTTCTCTTATGCTCTTCGCACTGCCACGTTTCCCCAAAATCACTGCTATGCCATGCCGTCTTGCTGCCACAATCCGAACAAATCTTTTCTTTTGCCTGGGATTCGGGCTGCTTAGAACCGAACAAATCTTCGGGTTTATAAGTGCTTTTACCCTGGCGTTTCATTGATTCACGATAAAGTTCGAGCTGACGGCGCTGCTTTTGCGTTAGCATCTTAGCCATCGTTGCTTATCTCCCCGCCGAGAGCGGCATACCCGATGATGTCAGTCCATGTATCATCAGAGTTCATATGAGATGTATTAGATAGCCGAGCCAGCTTAACGCCAATCATACACGCCACAACCTGTTGCGCTGTTATCTCAATCCCGAGAACCACTGACCATATATCCGCGATGCGCTGGTGGTTTAGATGTGCGCTGCCGTACTCTTTAGCCCGAGGGCCATTGATAAGCTCTTCTGCTGTGTCGAGAAACCACGCCCGATTTCTGTAATCATAATCTTCATCGTTAATCGTCATTTAACTTTCCCTTTTCCTAACCATAAGGCGTGCCTTGTTTGATATGTACTTGCCCATCTACCTTTGTTGGATGGGACTACAGATAGCAACTCATCCCGCCTGACTTTAAGATACTCCTTAAACTCATCAGGGGTCATGTCTGCGGCTGACTTACATTCGTCTTGCATAAAGCCTCCTTATAACTTTCTGTGTTGCACATTTTATCCATAGATACGGCGTCCTCTAATGACCATCCCCTAAATACCCTACCTAATATAGTGTTTACGTTAAGACCTTTTTCCTTCGCGTAGAACTCAGCCGCCTTTGCGCGACTTCTAAATGTCTTACCGAAAACAATAACAGGTTTACATCTTGGATTATTATATTTCTTTTGCTCAAAAGGCTCTAATCCCAACGCCTGCTCTAGCGGCAATCCCCTGTGAAGCCTGCTGTGAACACAAGTGGGTTCAACACCAAAACATCTAGCGGCCTGCGCGAGATTGTTAAAATCTATGCCACGGATTGTTTTCCATACCTTTTTAGGAGATTCCTCAATGCCTGCGGCCTGCTCTGGCGTCCAGCCTATGCGAAGCCTGCCCTTAAATGTTCCTTCATTAACTCCATAGAAATCAGACGCATCTTTTTCAGACCCGAACATTTTGCCATCAATGAAAATAGGCTTGCAGCGCTTTGAGCGAACATTTCTTCGCGCCAGGCCAAAAGCCTCCTCGTTAGACCAGCCTCTCTGTATCCGAGCTTTTATAGTATAGAAGTTAATATCGGGATTTATAGTGTCATAAGCATGGGCAAGGCTTAGATACTCTTCCTCATCAACAACCCACACATCACCAACATTGTTCATGTATGTAATGTTCTCTCTGTACTTAGGAGGCTCATCAACACCGAATGCTTGCTCAACGGTCCACCCTCCAGCAATTCTTTCCGTCACCGTTTTTACTTGTATAACCCCGTCATCATTTTTACCGCCAACACCATCAAATGCGGCTTTAGGCTGGAGAACTCTGTGGGCTTCTGAAATAGACGGATAAGTAACGCCAGCAACTGTAATTTCCTCAATTAGCCTTGGCTTCTTCGCATAATGACCAGCGTTAAGATTGTAGCCATTTGGATAGATGCAGCCCTCTTTATCAATCCACTCAGCTTCCTTGTCTGACAGCTCTTCAAGGCTTTCAGCTTCATCAATCACATCAAAGAAAAAAGAACTGACTCCATACTTATATATCGCTTCTTGAAGAGAATTTTTTGCGAACTTTTTTCTTTCTGCAATCCTAATGTGTTCTCTTCGGCGTTTTTCAATGTCAATCGTTGCGCCTATGTACTTCATACTATTAAAATTGTTTGTAAATCTATACACATACATCAAATGTTATCCCTTGCCGTTCTTGCTTCATATTCCCCTCTACTCATTACGCCGTCTACAGTACCGAGCCACTTACGCCCGCCAGTTGTTGAGAACGAGAACTTCTCTATGCGGCGCTCCGCAATTAGTTCCCGAACAATTTGGTCTGCTGTATATTGGCTTATTCCAGCTAAAGAAGCTGGTGCCTCACTGTCTGTCAATCTTTCTAAAATACTATCCGCACCACCGCGCTGACAAAGAGCCCGACCATTGCGCTCACATTCGGAAACCCAGTTTGCCATAGAATCTTTGCGTATCTGAGCTTGGTTGCTTTGCCCAAGGCTTAGAACTTGTTCGGTTCTGTCCTCTAGCAACCCAGTAAGCGTGTTGCGAATGAAGTGACGTATGTCACGACTAGCAGGGCCGTTGGACTTAACCACAGCGCCGTCAAAGCAACGGTTGCGCTGATAATCAATGCCTAAATCATTACAACGACCCTTAGATGTTTTCTCTTCGACTTGCCATACAGCAAACGCTGAACGAACCCCATCGACCAGCGCAGACGTACCCCGAATCATATTACGCGCTTCTTCAGGCTTGGTTACAACCTTGTCGTCTTTTATCTTAGTCATATGGTGACACACAAGAACCGCCGCACCAGTCTCAGTTGCAACCCGAGCCAGAAGGCCCGTAAGAGCCGCACCAGCCGCTGGGTCAGCATTTACATCTGCGTGTACGAATGATGCTAGTGGGTCAAACACAATGAGCTTCAGGTTGTCCATCTGAATCATTTGCTCGTAGATTTTTTTGAACTCGTCCGTTTCACTATATTCGCCCATTGATTCTCTGAGAATAGGGAAGACACCTCCCACGTTTGGTAGTGGAACAACATGTAATTTGTTCGGGTACGAAAACCTAAGTCCTTCCTCGTCCAGTCGTTCAATTCTTCTGTGCATTTCCGATTCATCATCTTCCGCAGTAAATAGAACAACATCACCGAACTCTCCTACAATGCCACCGAATGAGTTTTGCATGGGACTACCAGACGCAACCTTCATAGCCAAGTCCAATGTCATCATGCCCTTGCCTGAATCACCTGCGGCAGCAAAGATGATAGGAACCCCGAGAGGGAACGTACCATCAACCAAGAACTGCTGTTCAGGAGCAGAGCCGCTAAACCTAGATATAAGGAGGCTATCATTAAGAAGGTTAATACTACGATGTACAACACCTGCACCATCTTTAATGAATTGCTTCACATTGAAGCCCTCATCAATGGCGTCAGCCGCATCCCACTTGGACGGCTTGTCGTGAGGTGGCTGTAGTATTGTTACTGAGTTCGCATCTGAGCCCATAGCAACTTCCCGAACAATTTCTGCTAGGCGCTTGCCCGCATCGTCATTGTCAGGCCATACGACTAAATCTTTGCCGCGCAATGGAGTGAAGTCAAACTTCTCAGCGTTCTTTCGTGTAAGAGAACCAGCACCTCCAAGCGTACAAGTAGCCGCCATCCCCTTATCAACAAGAGCTTGAGCGCACTTCTCGCCCTCTACCCAGATTACCTGCTGTTCAGACAAAATGTTCGGGATATTATATAAAGGCCTTATGTCAGGCGCTTTAGGATATTGAGAGCCGGGAACCCACGGACGGAACTCTTTCTTGCCGTCAATATCATAGCGGCGCACGGTAACAAGAACCTCGCCGTCTCTGCTGATATAATCCCATTGCCCGTTATGTGGCGTGTTCGCATCAATACGAACCCTTTCCACTGAGGGAGCAGACTGCGGTTTACTGGTACCCTCTTGTGGTACACCGTTGCCAACAGGAACCTTATTCAGGTTCATTCCGCCTTCAGTACGCCATTCGGGTGCTGGTGGACGTATCGAATTGCTTTCCGATAGGTAAGACCCGAACAACTCTTTTATGTCCGGCAGCCTCATGCCCCTAGCCTCCATCAATATCTTCACGATGCCGCCGATACCAACGCCACCGTTAAAGTCTTGACCACGCATGAAGTGAGGACTGTTGTGATTAATATCAATCTTCATGCTTTCGCCAGCTTCGCCAGCGAGTGAGCCGATAAAGAAGTCATTGCCTCTGATAACGCCATTAGGGAACGTATCTGATAGAACATTCACCTGAACGGAGCGAGGAACCTCTTTGCTTATTCTTTCTACTAAATCATGGGCATCACCAGATTTAGTGTTGTCAAACCGTATAACACTCATTATATTGTATCCTGAAGCTTGTTGTTCTTTTCCTGCACGTTTCGTTTCACACTAAAGGGTCAGCTTCGGCTGGCCCTTTTTTATTTCCAACAAGTCTGGCGAAAGTCGCAAAACTTGCAGGTAAAGTAATCCGAGTTAGACGCAACCCGAGGAAGCATCTCACTTGCTTTTGTGGCTTGTAGTATCTCTACGCCTCTGTCACTTGTCCGCTGTGCAAGCCCTTTATCAAACGGAACAAGTTCGTAGTAGATTTCACTTGTATCCTTATTCATAACCGTAAACAAGGCTGGATTTTCTGTCAGGTCCATGTACGCCTGATACAAAGCTATTTGTGCGGCATATACAGGGTTAGCTTCTGTAACACCTTTCCGAACAAATTCACTAAACTTTTTAGTGTTCGCTGATTTGTTTTCCCAAAGGAACGGGTAGCCCATAGGCACTGGACCCGAACAAATTACGCCGTCTATATGTCCCTTTATCTGCTCGTCCGCAACAGAGAAACCAAACTGCCCTCCCTGCGAGTCATGCGTCTTTAGCTCAAAGCCAGCATCAAGAAGGTACTTAGCAACCATGTCTTCAATCTGGTGCCCGAAGTCAAAGATACGCAACGTCCTAGCGGGAAACTGCTTAGATTCATCTACAGGTGTTTGCATATAACGGTACTGAACCATTCTAGCGCACGCGCTGCCGAGAGATGAGCCGCCTAAATATTTACGGCTTGGCTGTGCATCGTTCTTCTCACATATGGCCTTATCAACATTAAAGCTAATTAGCTCTATTGCATCAAAATGGTATTTCATCGTCTGGGAATTCGTCAGGACTGGAGACAGCCGTTTCGAGTTCAAGAAGTCCTTGCTCTGTGTAGTCATCTGATAAATCCCTCACCTTTTGTATTACTGAAACAAGGCCCAACACCTCATCCTTTGAAAGGTCAGATAACTTCTTATCCCACCCTATTACTCCGAAACATTTAGCCACTTCTTTTAGTGTACTGTCATCTCGTCTGGAAATATTATGTTGCATAATCTTTTGTCATCCTCCTTCTGTGGATTGGCAAATGAGATATGGAAAAGCTCGTCGTCCCCGACAACCATATTAGCAACCCCAGTGCTAAAGTCTTCCATATATTCTTGCGTAATATCTTCTACAAAATAACCCATACTATCCATAATGTCGTCTTCATCTGCCGTTTCAGGGACGCTAAGAAAACCCTTAATCTCTTTCATTGGCTTGTCTGGAAAAAACAAGATAACATTTATTTCTATTCTCATTTATTCCTCCAAGGAACTAGATTCACTGGACGGTAAAATCTTTTTATCTACATGCTTACCAGTTATGTTTTCAGTGACGTTAGCATCTTGAAAGCCATCATCTGGAAGAGATGCGGTAAACTCCTGCATCTTCCTTATCTGTTCAACTCTTTTTCTTTCGCGTTCTCTTTGAGACATTACAAAGCAACCTGTATTAAATCTGTTAAGTTTATCAAGAACCCTTTAGAAGAGTTATTGTCTCCGCCTTTAAATACATGGCTGTTCTCATATGCTTTATTGCAAAGAGAGGTTAGCCTGTCCTTGGATACTATCAGGATTGGGCCAGTTGTAAAAACAAAAGCCCAAAAATCTGCATTTGTTGTTGTGATACCAGAAGGTTTGTTGCGGCACTCATACTCAATGAACACTCGTCCAGAGCGGTGCGCTATCTTATCGTGCTTTACTTCAATCTTTTTGTTCTGGAGCAAGTCGCCAAGAAATTGTTCGGCTACTTGGCCCACCAGAAGGTCATGCCCGAAGTCATTATTATAAAGCATATCTACATCATTTCTTTTATGGTTAGGCCAATATTCATGGCAATTTGTGGAACGATTGCATTTCCTAATCCGGTGTTTCTGTCCACCCGATTGGGTATCCCATCAGCCACTCCATAAGGTCGGGATTCGATTTGCCGCCATTGCCCTGTGTCAAATTCCTGCGCTCCTCTTCGGTCAGATAGCCTAGTTCTTTTAACTTCGCCATCTTGTTGAAGTTGCCCGTCCCCCCGCAAAGTGCAGCGCCTGTCGTTGGCGTGGGCCACGATATAAATCCTGGCTCTTTCATGAATTGCGCCAACACTGTAAGCCGGTAGTAACATTGGGATTGCGGTGTAGTTTTCGGAGTGAAGGTCATTGATGACGGCATCAAGTCCGTTTGTGATATGTCCGCGAACATTCTCAAAAACGCACCAGTCAGGTCTTTTTGCGGAGATAATTCTTTTGATGTAGGGCCAGATATGTCGCTCGTCTTCTGTGCCTTTGCGGTTCTTAGATGCAAGGCTGAATGGCTGGCAAGGGTATCCTGCGGAGAGGATTTGGCAATCGGGAACATTTCTTTCTGGGTCATCAGCTAAAGCCTTTACGTCCTCTGTTATGGGTACGTCAGGCCAATGCCTAGACAGAACCTTGCGTGACCAAGGCTCAATGTCACAGAACATGACAGGCTTTGACAGCCCAATTGTTTGGAATGCTAAAGCGAACCCGCCGATGCCGCTACATAAATCAACATGTTTTAACATCTGCTCTCGCTCCTAAATAGGGTGGGTGGCTTTACGGCACTGGTGCCACCCAAACCAGCTAACGACCTTAACTCAGGTTTGCCGTTAGTTCGCCTTTATTGTTATGCCTGTGCCCAAGCCGGAGCTACACTGGATGCAGGTGCAGTAGCTGGAGCTGCAGGTGCTAGTGACGCTGGGGCCATAGCAGGAGCGTTGCCAGAAACGTAGTCGCTATTATCTGGCGTTAGAACAACAGTCATTTTGTTCTTAGCTGGGTAGCCATTATTCTCTGGTTCAACACCCACCAAGAAAGAAAACTCACAACCCTGCATGTCTTGAATGCCTGAGATGTTTCGCTTCTGTTGCGCCTCTGGAGACATGTCGTTTGCCTTCAGATTATGAATGCTATCAATCATGCGCCGAATTGTTTGCAAGCCGATGTTGCGAGCTACAGGTTGCCCGTTTTCATCCATCTTGTCACCGTGAACAAAGAGTCTGCTCCACACGCGGCGCTTGTCAAAAGCCCCGCCAATAATGGTAAACTCCATGTCAGCCCATACCGCGCTTGTGGTAGCTGAGTTCTTAAACAGCTTGCCATGCCCGAAGTCAGACTTCTCTGTATCACCACCCGTAAAGTTGATGATGGCACGAACAGCAGTTTTGTCTGGAATGAGTTCCATAGTCTGGTTCTCAGTTCCTGTTGATACTTCATTTAAATTAAGCATTTTCGGTATTTCCTTCCACCGCTTCACTAGGATTAACAAATTCAAGTGTACGTTCAGACTGCATCTTTCCGCCACTCATCTTCTCTAAAAGCCTACCAAGATGTGGCTCTTCTAGAGTATCAAGTCTGCCTGACCTGTCCTTGGCAGGGTATCCCCACTGGTTCAGTGTCTGACAAACAAACGCACGATATGGGTTTCCATCTTCACTTGGCATAAGCGCCATAGTGATTACTTCGTCCACAATTCCAGGAAGTTCACGACCTGTCTTTGAGCCCTCAATTTGTAACTCATAGGTTTCGCGTCCATAATCATCAACCTTCTGGTCAAGGATACCAACGAAAATTACGTTTTTATCCCTGATGTGCTGAAGATGAGACAACCATGCCATCATCTCCCTGCCCTGCAAACCATATGCTGAACGTGTGTCCAGCTTACCAGTCCGCTCAGATTTACATTCGGGCTGGTTTTGGCAATGCTGAAAACAAAGCCTACCAGCAACTGTAATGGAGTCAACAAAGATTGTATCATACTTCGATAGAATCAATGTTGGGTCTCCGTAAGTCTGGCACACATAATCATAGTGTGCCTGACTGTATGTAGCGTCCTCGCCCAAAGAGGGGTTTGGCCCACCTAAGAATACGGCGAAATCGCGGCACTCTTGCCATGTACGCGGACGGATAACATCAATGGCAACGCCTTCAATCGCCGCGTCACCCGCTTCCAAGTCCATGAACAAAGTCTTTGATGGGTCGAGTGTGCGAGCAAGAGATGTCTTGCCCACACCAGACTGACCACAGATAACAATCTTGTGGCCCTTCTTTTCTTGGAGCCGTTGCTCCGCTGTAATAATATTAAGCATTATCCATTCCTTCAATGTCAACACTAACGCCCTGCAAGTATACAGTACGAGCCTCACTTAAAGCCGCTTTGACTTCTGGTGGCGCGTTATTGTACTTGGCTTCTGGGATTGTGTATTTGATTTGCGCGTAATGGCGAGCGGTATCTTCATCCATACTATTAAGGACTTTAAGAAGCATACCCTCTTCCCATTCAACGCGCCTACGGACATTAACCTTTAGCTTGTGCGCCCCATCTTCGATGGTGACACTGCCAAAGTCTTTGCCCTGCTGCCGCAAGGTATCTTGAGCCCTCTCAAGATAGCGACCCTCAAGCTCACTTTTAATGAGTTTGACCTTTTCCTGCGCCTCTATAATAATCCTGTCCAGCTCATTTTTGTAAATAGCTAGTTCAGGTAGAGAAGCAGATGATACAGAAGATGAATCTGTCATCGGATACTCCTAAGTTAAGTTGTCGTTAAACCAAACATAGGAAGTCTTTTGCATAGTGTCAACAATTATTTTTTACTTATTCTGATGTCGATGCCGTTTGCCGCTAGCATAAGTTTCTTTTTTAGCTTGAACTCTGGGGTTTCTACGCCCTTGGCATCTTCAACAATATATTGTCTTTCACCGTTCTCATCTGTCTCGTAATATGTATAGTCAGCAACGTAGGCGCAAATCTTTTGGTCATTAACAAGTATGTTAAATCTAATTTGCCTATCTAATTCCTCAATCTCTCCACGCTCAAATTTGAGGTAAAGCTGACCGTATCTTTCTGCTTCCCATTTGCTGTCAAACTTCATGCCCATAAACTCTGTCTTTTTAGCGCCGAATTTGTTGCGCTTCCCATAGAAACCTTTATTATATGCCATAGTATGCCCTTACTTTTGGAGGTTAGATTGACGGATATAGCTAAGTATAAATCAGTTGGTATTGATATTACTACATATAATAAGTTACGCAAGATTTGTGATGCTGAAGACCGCAATGTTCGCCAGCAAATCTCTCGTATGGTAAACCAGGAATGGAGAAACGGCGGCTATATAAACAGCCCGGAGCCTTCAGGAATTGCATCAATCAGTCAGAAAAATACAGTCTAGGCAGTGCTGCCAAGAGCGCACCTCTAAATTTTCTTTATGAAACTTAGATGGGGTCATTCTTCTTGTTACTTGCTTTGTTAATGTTGTAACTGGTGAGAATATAACACGCTCATCATTAACAGCGACAAAGGCGATAACATCGCAATGCTCTTCGGTTAGCGGTTTTTTCTTCCCGCTATATGATGTAGCGAATTGATACCCCGGGGCACCTTTGCCGAATGCCTTTGCTTTTAATATACTGGACTTAACCTGCACTCTTATTATCGACTGGTTGTAATGAACAATTATGTCAATCGTCTCTAGATTGACTATTTCACATGCAACGCCCATTTTCATGAGCCTTGTCATGCAGATATGCTCCCCTAATTTACCAGCCTCAAAGTTATTTGCCATTCATCCCTCAAGTATATGCAAGTAATTTCTTGACGATATGCAGTCATTGTGACCATATTATTAGAACAATGCAACAGTTAGGCGGAGATACCCGTGTATGATGAGGGTGACGGAACTTTTCAAAAGCGAATAGATAGCGGGCGTTGCCCAAAGTGCAGTACAAGCATGACGTTCAAGGACGAGGACTCAAAGCAGGACTATATGTCTTGCAACGTATGCGGCCTTGTTATGCTAACGCCAAGGTCTGTTGAGTTAGATATTGTTGTGGAGCTAGACTAATGTTCACTGTTGTTGTTCTAGCTTGTCACTTTCTATATGCGGATAGATGCATAGATATAATTGACACTCGCGGCCCTTATCTAAGGGAAGAGCAGTGTGACGCTAGGGCAAGAGTTATGATAAAGGATTCTAGAGATATGTTTAAAAGGGACAGAATGCCTTTTAACATTATTGGATGGAAGTGTGACAAAGAAAACACAG